CACGAACTAGGTAGCACAAGTACATTAGGAAGTTTAGCATATAAAAATAGTGCAAGCGGAAAAGTAACACCGACTGGTACAGTGAGCAAACCTACTTTTACTGGTAGCTCAAGTTCAGTTACTATTACCGCAACAGAGAATACAAGTGGAAATTATCAACCAGCAGGAACTATTTCTGGAGCAAAATTTACGGGAGCGTCTATGACTTCTTCTGGTAAATTTACTCCCGCGGGTAGTGTTGCATTAACTAATAGTAATAAAACTGCTACTGTAAGTGCGGCAACAAGTGGAGAAGCTACTTATACTCCCGCGGGTAGTTTAAGTGGGATTGCTTGGACTGGCTCCAGTATGACTTCTACGGGAAAATTTACTCCTGCGGGCAGTGTAACTGTAGGAACAACCACTTCAACTACAACGGTATCACCAGCATCTTCCGGAACTGCTACGTATACTCCCGGTGGTTCCGTTGGCACACCAACTATTTCTGTAAAAACAGCAGGTTCTACTACTACAATTAAGAATCCAACAAGTACAACTTGCGCAAAAACTGTGGTAGCCGCTGCGCCAGGTGCTACAGCACCGTCAAACGCTCTTATATATTATGCAGTTAGCGGAGAAACTCTGTCCCTTTATCAGTTAGGATATACGACTGGTGCAGCGATTACTACAAGTGATGTAACTGTTAAAACCGGTGATGCGGCTTATCAATCAAGTCAACCAACTTGGACGGGTACTGGAGTAAGATTAGTAACTGGTAGTATTACTACACCAACTGGTAGTGGTAGTTTTAGTGGTACTGAAGGTAATGTGAGTGTAAGTGGTACTACTACTGGATCAATTAGTAATCAAGGTAAGTTTACTGGTACTGGAGCTAGACTTGTTACTGGTAATATTGCAGTACCTACAAGCGCATCTTTTACTGGAACAGAAGGTAATGTTAGTGTTAGTGGAACTACTACTGGTAGTGTAAGTCAAGGTACATTTACTGGAACTAAAGTACAAATTGGTGGTACTACTACGGCGGCTGGTTCTGTTTCTCAACCTACATTTAGCGGTGATGAAAAAACAGTTACAGTTAGTTAAGGAGGTGATTTAAATGGCAGTTTTAAGTGCAATTAAATTACCTAATAATGTGACTTATACTTTAAAGGATAATGGGGCCTTACAGTTAACTGGTGGTAAAGTAACTGGCCCCGTTACTTTTGGAGATTCGGTTTCAATTGACGATGCGACGATTGGAAATTTAGTTGTTAATGGAAGTGCGAGTTTTACTAATGGAGCGCGTGGAGTAATAGATAAGGCAAAGGCTGCAGATGTAACTTCTACTGTTGATGCTTTGGTGAAATATGAAGATACAGAAGGAACTTTTTCTGATTCAAATATTTATAATACTTCTAATAATTTAATTATTGGGTCTACTTCAGTACCAGGTAATATTCAAATTGGTGCTAAAAATGATAATTATGGAATTTTACCAAATACCAATAATTATAATCAAATAGGTAGCAGTTCTTTATATTGGTATAGATCTTTTATTAGTCATTATTACGGTACAAATTCACATGTAGTTAATTGGGATGCAGAAAAGAATATTGGAACTTCTTCTACTAGCAGTGCCGCAGCAACATTAGGTAGCGTATATTTTTATAATGCTTGTGCAGCAGGTGGCACGCAAACAAAAACTTTGTTAAGTAATGGAAGTGCATCGAGTAATATTACAATTACTTTACCAAGTACAACTGGAACTTTAGCTCTTACAAGTCAAATACCAGATATTAGTGGAAAAGCAGATAAGTCAGCTACGGTTTCTACTGTAGCTTATGATTCTACAAATAAAAAAATTACAAAAACAATTAATGGTACTACTTCTGATGTTGTAACAGTTGCAACTTTAAAAACTGCGCTTGGTTCAATGCCAGCGTCTGACGTTTATTCTTGGGCAAAAGCTTCTACGAAGCCAACTTATACAGCTTCTGAAGTTGGCGCGCTCCCAAGTAATACGACTTATGTATCTACAATTACGACTACTGCGGGCGCGCACTCTGTAATTTCTTCAAAATCTGGAGCGGTTAGTTTTAACGTGCCAACGAAAACTTCTCATTTAACTAATGATAGTGGTTTTTTAACGAACTCTACTTTATATGAAGGACATTTAAATTGGGGTAATATAAATCTTACGGGAAATGTTACTCCAATAGGTATGAGTTTATCTGCAGAGCATAGTGCGAATCGTATTGCTTATTTAAATCCTGCAGCTGTACAGATTGAATATACTGCTAATGGTGGATCCACTTGGACAGATAGTGGATATACTAATGATGAAAAAATGTGGTTATGTACGGGAAATACCACCATTGCTATAGGCCAGTCAAGATCTGGATATTCACAGTCTACTGCATTAACAACTAATCATTGGACTCGTATTACATTAACGGGTCAAAATGGTACTCATGGATATGTATATACTAGTCCAAGAAAATTATTGATTAATATGTCTAGTGCTTTAGGTGTTAATTGTTTAATAGAATATAAGACTGGTGTTTCTGATGCAGCTTGGCAGACCTTTGGTACCTACGCAGTTTCTGGTTGGTCTGGTTGGAATGATATTCCATTAATTTTAGGTAGTTTTGGCGGAGGAAGTACTCAAACTAGTAATAATTGGTATTTACGTTTTACTTTTAAAGTCACTTCTACACGAACTGATTCTTATAAAGGATATGCTACAATACAAGGTTTAAGATTATTTGGGGCTTCAGATTGGGGATCAGGTTCAAGTAATAACGGTAAAGGACCTTTTGCTTCAACTGGTCATTTATATAGTTATGATGTTGGAGCTAATGCAACCTTCCCTGCAAAAGTAGCTGCATCTGGTGGTTTTACTGGTAATTTAACTGGTAATGTAACTGGTAATGTAAGTGGGACTGCTACTAATGTAACTGGTACGGTGGCAATTGCTAATGGCGGTACTGGTCAAACAACTGCGGCTAATGCAATAAATACTTTACTTAATGGATTACCAGTTTGGACAGCAGATCCAACAGATACAACATATTTTGTTCGTCAAGATACTGGTGGTGCTGCTTCATATGGTAAGGTTGCTTTTTCAACAATTTGGAATTACATAAGTGGAAAATTACCATCATGGTCAAAGGCAAGTACAAAACCATCATATGCTTTTTCTGAAATTGGAAGCAAACCAACTACTTTATCTGGTTATGGAATTACTGATGCCAAAATTGCTAACGGAGTTATAACTCTTGGAAGCAATACAATAACTCCATTAACATCTCATCAAACTGTTACTAATAAAGGAGCAACCTTATCATGGGGTACCGCAGTTACCGTAGCTACAATTGGAAGCACCAATATTAATGTGAGTTTGCCATCCAATCCGAATACAAATACCACATATACATTTGCTAATGGCACTAATGGTTTTACTGTAACCCCATCTGGCGGAACAGCGCAAACAGTTACAGTAACTCCTTCAATTACCAACAATATAACTGGTAGTGGTACAAGTGGTTATATAGCTAAGTTCAATGGCGCGCATACTCTTACTAATGGACCTGCTATTGGTACTGGTACAACTAAATTTTTAAGAGAAGATGGAACGTGGGCAACTCCAACAGCAACTGCTGTTTGGGGATAAATAAAAATATAAAAGGGAGGTAATTCTATGGAAAACCTTATTACAACAATAATTCAAGACTACACAATAATCCCAGTATTCATAATCTGTATTTGTGTAGGTTATTGCATCAAGCATATAACCGCTCTTGATAAAATTGCAAATCAATTAATCCCAACAATTGTATGTATCTTAGGTGTAATTCTTGCTTGTTGGATGAACAATGAAATTTCCGTAATGTCCATCGCGCAAGGTATGGCAAGTGGTCTTGCTTCCACTGGATTCCATCAATTAGTTGGTCAATTAATTGAACACTATGCAAATAAAGTTGCAAAAGTTGTAACCGTCTGGGAAGACGAAGAAGGTGGTGAAGAAGATGGCGAATAAG